ATCCACTGCGTGCCGCCAGCGGTGTTGCCGACGGTCATGGTGCACACCGACGTTGCGCCCGTCTGCGCGGTGTCGAGGTACAGCTCTACCCCGGTAATCAGGCACGAGACCAACGCGCTGATGGTGTAGATCGTCGTGTCGGTGTTCGTGCCGCTGGTCCCGTTGTAGTCGATGATGCCTTCGGCGAGCACGCCGACCGCGGGCTTGTCGTTGATGGCCCAGAGGTCGAAGCCGTCACACCGCACGGTGACACTCTGATTCTTACCGATGTACGTAAGACGGCTACCGCCGGTGCAGCGGATTGCGAGGGCGTATGTGCCAGAGCAGCTATTCGTTACGGTCCACGATCCGCCAGACGTGGCCGGGAACTCGATGACGCCGGCGGACGCCAGGACGCCAGTAATCACGATATCATGATAGCAGTATTCGCTGCTGGACAGCGTCGTGGTCCCGCCGGTTTGCGACTTGGCCAGGGACGAATACCCGAAGGCCGTACCCGATAGACCCGTGTACGTCTTCGCATTCAGCACGCCGGACGTGTCGAACCTGCCAACCTCGGTGCCGCCGATCGTGAACGTCACCGCACCATGCGTGCTGCTGCCCGAGCCGGTACCGCCGCCCAGCCGAAGCTCGCCGCCGGTGCCCGACGTGCGCGACTGCGCGGCGATTGACCACAGCGCGCCGGTGCCCGCGCCAGACGCGCCCGTCTGATTCAACGTGACCGACGTAGCCGACGAGTCGATCGTGCGGACGTACGCGGACGAGTTGAACGACTCCAGCACCACGTCGGTCGTGCCGAAAGCCGTGTACATCTGCCCCGGGCGCGACGTGCCGCCGCCGGGGCCGATCCGCATGTCGCCGCCGATCGACGTGGTGCCCGTGCACGTCTGCGCGCGCACAAGCATCACGCCGCCGGTGGCGCTGTTGGTTCCGAGGTCGGTGTAGCCGTGCGTGAGGCTCGTCGTTGACGCCGCGGTGAGCGCGGTAATCGCCGTGCTCGCCTTGCTGTACGTGATGTACGGCGAGCCGCCCCAGTTCAGTTTGATGGCGCCGTTCGTCGCGCCCGTGCCTGCCGCGACGATGGCATCACCGCCGGTCGTGCCCGCGTCGCCGCCGCGAAGGAGCGCTGCGCCGCCGGTAGCCGTTGCGTAGCCTGCGATCAGCGACAGCGCGCCGCCCGTCGACGTCGTGCCGGTGCACGTCTGCGCGCCGAGGACGGTAGCAGCGCCCGTCGCGCTGTTGGTCGTGTTGTCGGCTTGCTGGATGGTCACCGAGACCGCGCCAGTAGCGGGAATGAGCGACAGGGCGCCGGCCGACTGCGAGAAGGTCAGATATGTCGTCCCACCCCACGCCCACGTGTACGTCCCCGCGGCCGGCATCGACCCGGCGACGCCGGTGAAGTGCGTTTGCGAGCCGAGCGTAAGAACGTTGCTGCCGGCAGTGATCGCCGAGAAGCCTCCGTCCATTTTGATCGCGCCGCCCACCGTGAGGTGCGACGTCGTCGTCAGGCCGGTGACGGTGGGGGTCGCGCTGAAGGTGTTGGTGACGCCGTCACTCGAAAGGACCGTATTCGCCGCGCCGGGCGAGAGCTTCGTGGGCACGATGGCTGCGGCCGCGTCGACATCGGCATTCGTGACAAGGGCCGCGGCTGCGTCCTGGACGCCCGCGGTCACGTGCACGAACCCGGTGCCGGTGGGCGTGCTGCCGGCGCCTCCAGCGGCCCACGACGGATTGGCGCCAGCACCGTTCGTCTTGAGGAAGTAGCCGCTTGTTCCAGCGGCGAGCCGAACCCATGCGGTGCCGCTGTAATAGATGATGTCGCCTTGCGCGGGCGAGGCGGGGTACAGCGCCAAGCCGAGCTGCGCGATCGTCGCCTTCTTGGTCGCGCTCCCGGCCGTGTACCAGATCGGAATCTCGTCCGTGCTGGCCGGCGTGCCGGTGTACGCGGTAAGTTGCGTGATGGTCTTGTCGGCCATGACGCAGCCCTCAGAACCGGCGCTTCAGCAGCACGAGGTTCGCGGCGGCGACGGTCGTCCCCGTGGACCACACGCGCTGCACGCGGATCGGGTACTCGACGCCAGCGAGCGCAACGATTGTGACGGTGTGACCCGCCTTGCCGCTGGCCTGGTTGGGCGTGTTGATGATGACGGTCCCTGCGGCATTGCAGAGAAACCCCTGCGCCTCTTCGAAAAGGTCCAGGGTATCGGACAGCGCCGACGCGCCAGTGCGTGCATCGGCGGCCGAGCGAAGAAGGTTCGCCGCGTTGCCCTGCTGCGCGTCGTGGTAGCTATTCGTGGTCGCCATCGTTCACTTGCCTCCGGATTCGATCTGCGTCGTCTTGCTCGCCAGCCCCGCCGCTAGCGCCATCGTGTTGCCAGGTGGCCTCGGGGCCGGCGGCTGATCTGGCGGAGCCGCAACCGATTGCTGGTAGCCCGCTACGTCCTTCGGCGAGCGCGCCGACGGGACGCCGAGCAGGACGGAGAGCGCCGTCTCCTGCTGGTACGTCAACGGCTGCTTCCGTTCCGCCAATCCCGCAATGACGTGGCCTTGGAGCTCGCCATACAAGCCGGGGTACACCGACTTGAGAGCCTCCACGCCTTCGCGCGAAAGCCTCCCCTTCTCCAGGTCGCCTAGGACCGAAAGGGGGTCGTCAACCGCCTTAGCATAGCGCAGAAAGCGGGCTTGCTCCACCGGGGACACTCGGGGCCCACCACTGGCAACGGGCGTCAGTGTGCCCACCGCGTTGGGCGGCGTCGGGTCCTTCGACTTGAGGAACGCTTCCGCGTCGATCTTCTTCTGCGCGACGGCCTGCACCAGATCGGGCGGCGCGTGCTGGATTGTTGTCGCCATCTTGGCGCGCACGACCTCGGGTCGGCCGATGGTCTCGGACATCTCGGCACGTCGCTGTGCGAATGCCTTGTCGCGGTCCGCTGCACGCTCCGTCCCGTGCCGCAACGACTGCACCAGCGGGTGGACGTCAGCGTTCTTGGCGCGGCCCGCTGTCTGGCCAAGGAACTTCGCCACGCCCTCGCCCATGCGCGAATCAGCGGCAGCACGGAGCGAAGACAGCAGCTGGCCTTCGGCGGCGCCGCGGGTAGCGACGGCAAGGACGTTATCCCCGAAACGCTTGACGAGGCGGGAGCCGATGGCAGAGCCAGCGGCCATGGCGGCACCGAGCGGCGCGCCTCCCATGACGGCGCCAGCAATGCCAGCGGCGCCGCCGGACAGGTGCTCGCCCATTCCGAGCACGCGATTCGACCCGAACCGCTCGACGCCGCGCTCGGCCATCGGGCGAAGCGTCGCGGCAATCTCGTAATCCTTTAGCGCCGACTTCCACGACGCGTGAAACTCCTTGCCCAGCGGCTCGGCGACGCGTTCCACCTCGCGATGGATCTCCGCGTAGAGCTTCTTCTTCGCGTCGTTCAAGATCTTCGACTTGCCCGGGTCAAACTCGTTCCAGAACCCCTGCCGCGCCTTGTCGAGCGCGTTGAAGTCGCCGCCAGCGCTCGCGACGGTGCGCGAAAACTCGTTCGCCTCGGAGCGGATGCGCTTCGCGAGCGCTTCGCCGCCGTATTGCTTCTCCGCGAGCTTCGCCAGCTCCTCGGCCTTCGCTTCGAATCCGGAAACGCTCGGCTTCACGCCGGCCGCGTTGATCTGCTCCACGAGCGCGCCCTTCTTCGCGCCCGCCTGCTCCATCCAGGTCGCGATTCCCTGCGCGCGCTCGGCCTCGTTCAAGATCGCGCCCTTGGCTTTGCCGATAGCCTGCGGCGCCTCGTCAAGAATGACGTCGCGGATGCGGGAACGCATCGCTTTCTGGGCGGCCTCGTCGCCAGCACGCTCGATCAGCGCCTCGACCTTGCCGACCTGCTTCTGCGTGCCGCCCAACGACTTGATTGCGGCCTCTTCTGACGTGGATCGGAGGAGTTTCCCGATCATCGACTCGCCCTGCGCCGCCGCCTCGCCTGCTTCCTTGTTCGCAAGGCGCTGGATCACGCTTTCGGCGCCCGTTTTCGCCGCATTGGCACCCTTTGCGAGCAGTCCAGACGCGCCAACGACGCCAGCGCCGAGTGCGCCGCCGAAAAGCGCGCCGTGCCCGGCTCCAGCGAGGATCTTCTCCACCGTGATCGGCTCGTTCCGCAACGACGCGTCGCCGATGGCCTGCCCCGCGCCGTACACGGCGCCTTCCGTGGCCCCGGTGATCGCTGCGCGGGCCCCACGGGCGAGCATCCCGCCCTCCGCGGCGCCCATCCCGACGACGCCGCGCTCTGCGAGGTTGCCGAGGATGCCCGCGCCCTCCGAAAGGGCACGCGTCGGCGCCGTGATCGCATTGCCGGCGCGCCCCAACAGGCCGACCTCACGCGCCGCATTGGCGGCTTCCGCGCCTCGAGCCAGGGCAAGAGCCGCCTCGCCGCCTCGGGCGCCTGCCACGAGGCCACGGCCGCCCACCGACGCCGCCGTGGCCGCGCTGGAGCCGCCGCCGGTGAACAAAAGCGGGGCGAGCGCGCCGCCGAGCTCGCCCGCGATGGCAGTCCCGGGGTTGTACAGCTGCCGCTTGGCGGTGTCGGCGCCGAGCCCAGAGAGCAGGGCGTCCGATGTGCCGAACGACAGGCCGCGGAGCCCACCTTCGCCCGCTGTCAGCGCGATCTGGCCGGCGGTCTCGTACTTCTTTCGCTCTTCCTGAAGCGCATAGTCGGTGGCGGACGCCGTGCCAGTCTGCAAGCCCTCGATACTGCCGAGCACCTTTCCAGCCGTGCGCCCGTCGACCGCCTGCACCTCTCCGCTTGCGTCGCGAAGATGCACAGGGACGCCATCCGCAAAGCCGTACTGGCCGCTGAGGTAGGCGTCCTTGACCTGGTCCGCGGGGACGTTCACGAGGTTTCCCTCGCGGTCCTGCATGACCTGGACGGCGGCGGACGGGACGGGCTGTGTCACCGCAGCGGCCTCACGGTTCCGTCAGGATTCGCGACGCCTGCGGCCATGACGTCGAGTCGGCCCATGACGATGTTCTTCATGCCCGTACTGACGAACTTCCGCGCCTCATCGACGCGCATTCCGGACAGCTGGGCCTGCCAGAATGCGCGCTCGGCGTCGTTCATGGCGCCCTGTCCAAGCGCGCCGTTGACCTGGCCGCTGACGAAGTTAGTCATGACCGCGGCAGTCTTCGGGTCGACGTACTGCGCGCCGAACCAATCTTGCTTCTTGGCCATCGCGTCGACGTTGCGCGTGATCGCGTTGGCCGCGGACGCGTCGTTGACGAGCTTGCTCACCGTGTCGGTGGGCATGTCAGGCCGCAGCTGGATCTCCTGGCCCATCACGCGGAGGATGGGACCGGCCTTCGGCTGGCCAGCGGCCACGTCCTTCGCGATACCAGCCGAGTCCTTCGCGAGCCCGCCGCTGATCTCGCGGTTCTGCGCGAGCAGCGCCGCGATGCGCTTCTGGTCGGGCCCACCGCCACCGCCCTCGACGTGACGAGGGATCGTCTTGTACTGCGTTGCGATCTGGCCGTTCATCGCGCGCGACAGGTCCACTTCGGCGTCGCGACGCTTCTGCGTGATCAGCGCCAGCACCTTCTCCGCTTGGATGCGGGCCTTCTCGCTCGTGGCCGTCGCCATGTTCGCCTTGATCTGCGACTCGATGGCGCCGAGCCGCGCGACCTTCATCGACGCGAGACCGGCCTGCTCGCTCCCGTACCGCTGGACGACATCCTGATACAGACCCTGAAGCTGGTTCAGGTTGCCCTTGGCGTTCGCGATGTTCGTCTTCTGCGCGTCAATGTCGTCGTTGACGCTTCGTTCGATGGCCGCCGCCGCCATGTTCGGCTGCTTCGCGAGTCCAGCGCCAGCGCCGCCGAACATGCCCGCGAGAACGAGCAGCACCTTTTCGCCTGCGGACTTGTCCTTCCAATAGCGCTTTGGGTCGACTTCCGCGGTTGCCCTATCGGATACCGTCTTGATTTTCGCGTCGATGTCGGCGAGCGCGTCGCGCTGCCGGTTGAAGAGGGCCGCCTGCGCGTTCGTGCCCTGCTCCTCGGTGAACGACGCCTGTGCGACGCGGTCCGCCGCGAACTCGCTGGCGTTGCGCTCCAGCTCCTTCTCCTGCATCTCCTTGGTGGCCAGCCCGAACGGCCCGCCCATGCGCTCCTCTTCGGCGCGACGCTCGGCAAGCGTCGCTTCCACGCGGGCGTCGCGATCCGCGGTGCGCTTCGCAAGGTCATCGTCCCACGCGTTCAGCTTGGCGCGTCGGAACGCGTCGATTTCCTCGCCAGTCTGCCGGCCCTTTGCGGCGCTCAGATTCGGGTCAAGCATCCGGTCGAGTGTTGCCGCGTTCAGACCCTCGGCCTTGGCGCGCTGAGCCCACTGCGCGGCCCATGACTCGCGCTCCTTCGCCGTCATGTCGCGGTAGACGGCGGCGCCGGCCTTGTCCTTGCCGGCCTCCACCTTCGGAGGCGCCCACACCTCGAGGATGTCTTTCGGCTTGAGCTCCAGCGCAGGGGGCGCCTCGGGGACGAACTTCCGCATCCCCATCTCGCCCTCCCACTTCTTCTGCCACGCCTCCGGATCGGGCCCACGCTCGGCCTGGATCGAAAACCCCTGCTTCTGATCGCGCTCGTCCACGACCCTGCCAGCGCCGCCGCGCTTCTTCAGCTCGGCCTCGATCATCTGGTTGTTCCACGCGCGCTGAGCGGCGGTGTCCTGCTCGTACTGCGACAGGCCGATCGCGCCAGCATTGCCGGTGCCAGGCATAGACACCGCGCCGGTCGCGAACGTGCCGCCGCCTTCGGCCTTGCCAACGACGGCGCCAGCCTTGGGCGCCTCCTTGACCGGTGCTTCGGTGGGCAGGCCAAGGGACTGCATGACGTTGCCGGGAAGCGAAGCCTGCCCGCTGCCGATCGGGATCTGCTTCTGCGACGCGGCGATCTGGTTGACCTGCTTCTGTGTGGACGCGACGGCGTCCGGTCGCTCTGCCACGGATTGCAGGTTGATGGCACCGGGTGCCGTGGCCGGCGGGGCGTCTGGTGCGATCTGGATCTGCAACCCAGGCGATACCAGCGACGGCCCCTGCGATGGGGCAATCCGCAGCTGCTCGCCGTCCGGACCGGCGATGTCCGTCACGCCCGCGGGGGTGCCGCCGGCCTGCGCGCCCATGCTCGCAGCGGCGCCCGTCCCGGCCTTGTAAGCCGCATAGCCGGCAGGATCGGCCTGCATGGCCATCTGTGGCGCCAGGGGCGGAGAAAAGCTGCCGTCGGGCCGCTGGACGGCCAGCGCGCCGGGCATGTCGGGATGGTCGACGAAAGGGGGCATGTCAGTACCCGAACGGCCGCGGTCCGACAGCGCTACGCGGCTGCCACGCCTGCGCGCCCATGTCGGCCGCGCTGTATCCCATCGGGGTAGGCCCCGTCGCCGCGGGGGTAGCCACCGGCGCCTGCACCGGAGCGGACGCGGCCACGCCCATCATCGGCTGCGTGCTCGCTGCACGGCTCGCGTTGCCGAAGTCGCCAGCGAGGTTCTGCCCAGGCCCTGCCATCGACGCGGACGCCGCCGTGCCTGCGCTCATAGCGGCGCCGCCCATCGTCTGATCGCCAGGCGTCACGGTCGCGCCGCCGCTGGAGTCGAATCCGACGTCGGTAGCTCCTGCCCCGGCCTGGCCAGCCTTGATGTTCGCGCCGAGCTTCTTCCCGAATGCCCCCATCGCGTCACCGCCCATGGGCTTCATCCCGCCGCCGCCTGCCTGCGGGGCGAGCATCGGTGTGGACATCGAAGGGTCGCCCGAGAACTGGTACCCGAAGGCCATGTCAGATCATCCCCGCGGCGATGCCCATGCCGCCGTTCATCAGGCCGCCCATCATGCCGGCCTTGTTCTGGTCCGCCGCCATCTGCGACTGCGCAGTAGCGTTCATCGCCGCCACGCCAGCGTTCTGCTGCTGCGCGCGCATCTTGTGCTCGAGATCCTCGTAGCCCATGGCGCGCTGGTCGTTCGCGCTCTGCTGCTGCATGGCCGCCTGCGTTCCGAACTGCGCCTGCTGTGCGGATTGGCCGCGCATGTTGCCGGCCATCCCGCCGTACGCCTCGCGGGCCTGCGCCATCTCCTGCGCGCGGAGCATGGCCGCCTGCTGGTTCGTACGGGCTGCGCCTTCGGCGTTGGCGCTCTGCGCCTGGCGCATTGCCAGCATCGCGTTGCCGCCTCCGCCGCGCGCCGTGCTCGCCATGCCCTGTGCCGCCGCCGCCGCGTCGCGCTGGCCCTGCTGCATCTGCATCTGTGCGACGCTGGGCTCCTTGCCCTCCGCGGCGGAGCGCATCATCCCGAGCGCGTTCTGCTGCTGCGCGTAGTCGGCGTTGGCCTGCGTGTAGTCCGTCTTGGGCGCCTGCCGACCCTCGACCGCGGCGCGACGCTGATCCATCTGAACCGAGCGAGCCTCGACGTAGCCGGGCGAGCCGCCGTAGTCGGGCGCGTTGTACTCGCGCCCGCTGGTGGACGAGTCGAGCATGTCGCCGAGCATCCCGCCGACGCCAGCGCCGACCATGACACCAAGCGGGTTGCCGCCAGTGGCGACACCGCCAGCGACGCCGCCGCCGACCGTACCCACGTTCCGACCAGAAAACATGCCCATGTTACGAACTCCTGTTGACCGCCGGAAGCTTGGCCGTTTGAGACTTGACGCCGATGCGGAGTGAGATCCCCGCGATGTCGATGCCGCACGGGTTTTGCGTGACCGTAGCCGCCGCGCCGGTGCCAACACTGAAGTGGTCGCCACCATCAGTAACGATGAACTCTGGCACCTGTGTAATGAGGGAACTGCTCGTCGTGGTCACGTCGTCGAAGATCGACAGCTTGATGGCGCTGCACTTCTGGTTGACGATCGGAACGTCGAAGCGAACGTACGGCGAGCCCTCGACGGTCGACCCAGCCTGCAAATCGAGGATGTGGCCTTCCACCGATGCGCTGTTGTCATAGTTGAAATAGCACAGCACGCGCACGCGACAGGGCGAGCGGCGGTAGAGCGTGATGATGGCCTTCCGCGCACGCTGGTAGCCGCCGATCGACTGCAGGTGAATCCACGGCGTCGTAACGAGCAGGCCAGGGAACGAGCCGTCGTAGTCAGGGTCGATCCCGGGGGCGGCGCCAAGCGCCTCTTTGCGGATACCGTTGTCGTCGTTGTAGTGCAGCTTCCCCGTTGAGTCGATCGCCGTACTGCGCAGCGTCGTCGTCGTCGGCGTCCACGTCGTCCACACCTTGTGCAGGTAGTCGTAGACGAGCCACCTCCCAGACACGACGTTCGCGCTATCCGCCATCGTGACGACGATGCGCGAGCGGCGCGCGTCGACCGTCATGCTCGCGACGCGGTCGTACGTCGTCTCGGCGTCATCCTGCACCGGGCCGCCGATGTACTCGACGTTCAGGTTGCGCGTGACGGCGAAGAAGCCGGCTCCCTGCGCGTAGAAGACGCAGCCAGCGTCATACTGCGCGATGCTCCGCGGGTCCGTGCAGCCGATATCCGTCGTGATGACACGCGGCGGAGCAAACTCACCCTGCCCCACGTCGTTGGGCCCCTCGCCGCTGACGGTGTAGATACGTGTCGGCGTGAAGATGAGGAGGTTGTCGTCCACGTAGCCCAGCGCCGTCGCGCCGTCTGGGCTGTCAGGGATCTCCACGTACAGGATGTCATTCCACACGGGCGCCTCGCCCTGGACGTACGTGCGTGTGTAGTAGATGCGCCGCGGGTTCTCCGAGGAGATAGACCAAAGCCGCCGCCCGTGGCTGATGACGTGGCGACTGGCAACGGGACAGTTGGACTCGAGAACGCCACCGGCGAAGTAGGCGGCGCCGTTGGCGACAATGTCAGCGTCGCTGAGCGTGTCGATGAACTGGACGTAGAACAGACCCTTATTGTTGATAGGAGCCGCACCGTTTGACACTGGAGACGGCGATGGCGGGAACGCTCGCTTCGTGCAGTGGTAGTAGTTGCCGCCCCCGCCTGCCACAGTGCGCACAATGCGGATCACGGTGGGGCGTGCCTTCCCGTCGCCTGGGTCGTTGCGCTGGGTAAGGCCGATGCACCACATGCCCAGGTAGATGCTGTTGGTGGTGAACCCGGAGTGCGCGGAGTCGTCCACCGTATAGACTGGAGATGCCTCCGAGTAGGACAGGTTTCCCTGTGCGTCGACGTGCTCGTAGTACGCCCTATAGTTGTACACGGCGCCGGTCATGTTGCCGCCACCAGGGCCAACCTTGTTCGCGTACATGAACCGCGGGTAGTGGACGAACCCTTGCTCGCGGACTGCCTCGGAGTCGTAGGTTGCCAGATACGACCCTGCAATCCCCATCGTGTCGTTCGCCTTGCTCGTGCCCCACAGTCCGGCGGTGGTGCGCTCGGAAAAGTCCAGAAACGCAGCGTCTGCAGCGCCCGATGCTACCGACACGGAGGACACGGACGTTACGATCACCGAAAGGACCGGGAGCGCGCACCACATGCCAGTCCCATCCAGCGGGAGGTGGGGCAGCGACCAGCTGGTAGCCAGCGGGATACCTGGCATGGCGTACGCGGAGCGAGTCAGAATGCCAGCCAGCTGCCAGGACGCGCCGTTATCCACATCGCCGTCGAGCAAGGACAGGATATGTGGTCCGCCAAATCGCATGTCTACGCCGTCGTACTGCCCGACCCGGAGCACCTGGTAGAGTTTCCCGTTTTTCAGGTTGGGACGGCTCACCATTGACGCGTGGAAGACCGTCTGCGCTGCAAGGTCGGCCGCGCCAACGGTCGTCATCCGCTGGTATGCAAGGCACGGCTCGTCCACGGGATCGCCGTGCGAGATCGACTTGTACACGAGCCCGTCAAGGCACACGAGCGCCCGCCCGACCGAGTCGACGGCCACGCACTGCGCGCTGATAGCGCCGGCCAGCGACGAGAACGCCTGAGCGTGCAGGTAGAGCTGCGTCAACGACGAGTCCGTGAACCCGCTCACGCGCACGGTGGAGTCGGTCGAGTAGTAGTAGCTGATGTAACAGTTTGCTTGCCCCGTCTCGGCCGCGCAGGACACCCACGAGACGCGCTTCCCGGTGTTGTACGTCGCGAACGTCGAGCCATCGACGGCGATCATCTTCACGGTCGCGTCCACGCCAGCCGCCGCGTTCGCGTAGACGGCAAACAGGTACGAGCCGTAGCCGACGCAGTCGTGCAGCCACGTCGTCCCGCCGATGCTGCTGTCGAGCGTGACAACCGACAGCGGCGCCAGCGACGCGAGATCGTATCGGTACGAGAACAGGCCCCAGTCCGAACCGAAGATGATGTGAACGATGCCGCCGACGCACGCGCTGGACACGTGCGCCGTGTACGTGCTCTCGACAATGAAATCGTTGACCACAACGACGCCGGTGGCCCTGTCGACAACGCGCATCATGATGCCGAAGTCGGCGGCGGTGGCGTTGCAGACGTAGACGTAGACCAGATAGCCGTTGCTGACGTGCAGGAAGACGCTGGACGTCTTGGTGCAGTCGTAAGCGGGGCGCGGGCCGACGTAGCGCTGGACGGAGCACGGTGGGATTCGGCTCTTCTGCACCCAGTTGGTGCCCGACTTGTACAACGAGTGCAACGTGGGCTGCGCCGTCGTTGCATCGTTCGCGATGGCCAGCACCTCGTCGCGGTGCACGTCGATGCGGCGCGGCGTCGGCATCGCCTGCGACGACAGCACGCCCGACGTGCTCGCCTTCGTCGTGGTCGACGGCAGCGCCCCGAACCCGGGCCGGTGGACGATTGCTCCCGTGTGGTCGTAGACGCCGTTGCGGACCTCGGCGAGCGCCCCCATAGGCAATAGGCGATGGTCGAAGTCCTGGTGGACTCCGCCGCCTAGCGGGATGTCGATCGTCTGGTCCTGAAGGGCCATGTCACCAGATCCACAGGTCGAACGTCGTTGCCGTTGCTCCGGAGTGGTTCAGCGTGATGCTTCGATTCGTGGGCGTGCCGCTCTCGTAAAGAAGCGGCGCGGACGTGCGGTGGTGACACGTGAACCAGCCCTGAGGTACGCGGGAGAGGCCATGATCCACGCTCAGCGTGGACGCCGCCGTGATGGTAATGTCCTTGATCAGAACGCCCCTCTGGAATGGCATGATCGTCGTGCTTGCGGCGCGCTGTGCGTCGATTGCCCGCTGCGTGACCTCGTCGCCCACGCGCGGCTGCGGGATGGCGATGCGTACAGGCTTGGCGTACGTCGACATAAGGGCCACCACGGGCCACGCGGGGCCAGCCACGGGGCATCACGGCGCACGTCGCGGACGCGGCCGGGGTTCGCTGCGTCGCGCTTGGCGCGGAGCCGCTTGATACGCTCCTGCTGCCGCGCAAGCTGGCGAAGCGCGTAGGACGGATCCTCTTCCAGCTTGTCTTTGATCTGAGCGACCACGTCCCACACGACGTAGTCCTCCCAACCGTTGATGCCGTCGAAGCTCGGATCGCTGCCGCTTGGATTGGGCGAGTACGAAGGGATGTAGTCGATTGAAAACGTCCCGGACGCCGTAGGCGTAGGGAACAGATCGATCCACGGGCCGGAGTCGGTGGCGCCGCTCTGCTGCGTGCCGTACAGCCGATAGACGCGCGGCCCGAACGCATCGCCGGGCACGTTCAGGTAGTCTGCGTCCTGCATCGAATACGGCTGGAGCTCACGCTTGACGCCGCCAATGAGGGTGCGGATTGCCTTCAGCTGGTAGAAGTTGGCAACAGTGATCTGGTAGTTGCTGGTCCCGGGCGTAAGGGCGCTGTTCCAGGTTGTCATCTGGTACAGCGCGCCCGACGCGTCGATGATTTCGTCATGCAGCGCCTTTGCCGATTGGTCGATCCATCGGTTCAGCTCTGCGTCGGTGACTGCGTTGTCGCCAACGCGATCGGCGTGCTGTCGCACGTCGCTAAGCAGCTGCGAGCGCAGCACGCCGGTCGCCATGGGTCAGTAGTCCTCGCCGCCGTCGCCAGCCATACAGGCCGACACGGCAGTCTTGAACGCCTCGAGCGCAGTCTCCTTGTCGTCGCCCTTGATCGCATCCCAGAGCGTCGAGAAAGCGTCATCCACTTCCGCGGATTCCTCCTTCTCGCCGCGCTCGGATGCGCGCGCCTCTTCCTCTTCCTCCGTCACGCTCGCCTTGCCCTTCGGCTTGGCGAGAATGGCGAGAAGGCCCGACGGGCCGGCCATCAGTAGTTGCCCTTGTACCGGGACACGAGGATGATGCCGCGGATCTTCGTGTTGGCGTTCGCGGCGATGTCGGTCGCGACCGCTGCCGTCTGGCAGGTGATCGTGACCTTCGGCGCCGTGTTCGACGTGGTGACGGTCTCAGCGCCGGTCTGCTGAATCGTCATGTCGATTGCCGCGTTGCTCTGCAGCGTCGGGTAGATTCCGAGGAACTTCCCGTAGCGCTTCTTGAGCGTGATATCGAACACGCCTGCGCCGGTGCGCGTGACCGAGGCCACGCCCTTGACGCTGGAGGCCGACACCGCTGAGGCGCCGTTCGGAGCGAACTCGAAGTAGATCGCGTGCGTCTCCGGAACGGACGTCTTGAACGGATATGCCGTAGTTTCGGGTGCGGGCATGGTGGTCTCCGATCAGGCGAGCTGAACGACGCCGTTCTTGCCGGGCGCCTTGCAGGCCAGGTTTCCAGCGGCGAGCATTCGCCACTCGAACGTGTCCGCCGTCGCCGAGCGAAGCAGCATCATGCCGTCCTCCTCGATGAACATCGGGAAGTCGCCCATGGTGTGGAGCTCCCACGTGTCCAGCTGCAGCACGTAGGCGCGGTTGACGGGGCAGCCGTGGTCGGCGAAGACCTCGATCTTCCCCATCGGCGTCACGAGGTGGAACGCGCTGTACCCGACCTCGGGGGTCGAGCCGTCGCCGCCGCTGGACGACGCGTTGCGGGAGAACGGGGTCACGATCACCGACTTGGCCGCGAGCGCGGTGACGAGCTTCTGCACGTCGACGGGGTTCATGAGCAGGGTGTCGGGCTCCGCGCCTTCCTGCTGGAAGTACGCACACGCGTTGATGAGCGTCTCTTCGATCGCGCCACCCGCGTTGGCGAGGTAGCGCAGGCCGCCGAGGCGCGCCGTGTCCACGCTGCGGTCGACGCCGAAGAAGGTCGTCGCGGTCGGATCCGAGAGCGGGATCCAGCCGTTCAGGCCCATCAGCATCGTGTTCGTCTGGCCGAAGTTGCCAGCAATGAACAGGTAGTCGTTGACGGCAGCGGTCGCGATCGTCGCGGTGACGTTGGCAGCGAACGTGAGGACGCCGGTGCGCCGGTTCACGTGCGTGATCTGCATCGTGCCCGTCTCGAGCGAGCCGGACGTGCCGTCGGTCGTGGCGAGGTTGATGCGCTGATCGACGTCGAACCACACGACCTGCGTCGGGTCCGCGAGCGTGATGGTGTTGGTCGAGATGGCGCCGACCTGCCCGAACGCGCCGCCCGCGTTGCCGTACAGGAGGTTCGAGATCTGCCGCTTGAGCTGGTAGGTGAGACCCTCCTGCTCCTGCTTGAGCATTCGCGCCAGCGCGCCGTTGTCGTTCTTGCTCGCGCGGATCAGGTTGCCGTCGATCTTGCCCGTTCCGTAGAGCGAAGAGCGAGTGAGAGCGAACCGCTTCGACAGCGTCGTCGACTGGTTGCTCTGCGCGTTGGTGAAGTCGCCAGCGACGCCCTGCCCACCGCTGTACTGCACGGTGAACTGCATCGTCCCGTCGCCCGTGAAGTCGTTGATCTTCTTCACGAGGCCGAAGAACGGCGAGTTCTTGTAGAGGACCTGCTGGTAGTCCTCCTTGTAGATCGTCTTGAGAAATGCCGCGGCCGTAGTGGTCGTGGCGGAACCGAGAGCCATAGCGAGCCTTTCGGCCCTACGTGCCGTCTATGCGGATAACCGCTGGGCGCCGTAGAGCACTGCGCGGCGAGCTGCTTCACGCTCGGCTGGCGTCATGGGACGCGAACCCGAGCGGTCGCCCGCTGCAACAGAGGGGGAAATCGTCTTCGGTGGAGCGGTTTTCCCGCCTCCAGGCTTTGCCGGCTTTCCCGGCGCTCCCTGGGGAGCGACATCGCCACTAGGGGCAATGCCGAACTTGCTACGCCACTTAGTATTGTCTACGCGCGCCTCCTGGTCAAGCGCAGCGAGGATATCGGCGGGCGTGTACCGATCACGACGACCAGACTTCACCTCGGCGGCGAACTTCTGATCAAAATGCCAAGCCATCGCAATGATCATGCGATCGGCCTCGGCGGGGTTGGCGACTTCGGACATGGTCTCGCGCCAAAGCGCGACCTCCTTGTACGTGTCGGCCTGCGAGCTGATTTCGGACAGAAGACGCGTCTCTGCCTGACGTCGAATCGACGCCTGCGCCTCTTCGGCTGCGCGCTGCTCGGCTTCCTGCTTCGCCCGCTCCTGCGACTCGCGCCACTCGGCAAGCGCCTTGGCCTGCTCCTCAAGCTTGCGCTCCGCCGCCTCCGCGCGCTGCAACGCCACGCGGGCCAGCGCATCGGGCGTGCCCTCCTCCATCGCGCGACGGGTCAGCTCGACGAAGTCCACGCCCTCCTCGCGCAGGAACGCCAGCGGGTCTTCGCTCTTCAGCTTGCTTCGCTTCTCGCCGCTCTCGCGAAGCGCCCTCGCCTCGGCGAGCTCGCGCTGAAACGCGGCCTCACGCGCCGCGATGGCCGATTCCTTCTCGGCCATCTTCTGGCGCTCGGCCTGGAGACGCTTCCGCTCGCGCACGACACCAGACAGCGCCTCGCGCTTTTCGCGCAGGAGACGGCGCGCCTCCTCGCGCTCCTTCTCCGCGTCGGGCTTCGCGGCCTCCGCCGCCTCCTTCTCCGCTGCGTCCTCGGGCGCTCCGTAGAGCACCGGGTTCCGCGCTGCTGCTTCTGCCGCCGCCGTTGTCGCGTCTGCCTCCGAGGTAGCCTCTACGGCCGCGTCAGGGGCAGACGAGACAGCGGGGGCCGCCGTCTCGCCTTCGGCCATGCGTCAGACCTTGCCCTTCGTCTTCGGCGCCGTCGCCTCCTCGAGCTGCTTCACGTCCGCCGCGGCAAGCGCCGCTTCGATGGCGTCGGCCTTCGCTGGGTTCTTGAGCCACCGTCGCTCCACGTCCACGCCGGGCGTGATGCCGCTGCGATACTTGTCGATCGTCTGCACGATGGCCTGCCGCGTCTGGATGGCCACGTCCTCGGGAGACTCGATGTTCTTGAGCGAGAATCCGATCAGCTCGCCCGCGAACGTGAACCGCACCGCCCAGAACGAGGCGCACTCCTCGAACAGGTCCACCGTCGATCCGATCGACTGGAGGTAGTTCTCCAGCTCCATCTGCACCCTTGCTGCCTTCAACATGCTTGGTTCTCCTCTTCCTCTCAGACTTCCACGTAGTGCCGCTTGAGGTGTTCCGCCGGAATCACCCCGTATTCGTTTCCAGACGTCGCCAGGAAGTCGCCCTTCTTGTAGGGCGTCGGCTCCGTGTCGCGCTGCTTCACGCTGCTGCCACAGCGCATCTCGCCATCCTCGCGGGCAATCTCGCCGCTGATGATGTGGCCGTGGAACTTGTGCTTGTACGTCCTCACGCTGCTACCTCGTTCATTGGCCTCAGATGGCCCACCATGCCCTCATCGGGCACGGGCATAGGCTCGCCCCCGTCGGGAGGCATCGGGCCGCCATCAGGCGGCATACCGTCCGGCGGCATCGGGCCGCCATCCATCGCGCCGGCGTCGGCCGGCGGCGCATCGGGCGCGGGCGGCGGAGCGAGCAGCGCCTGCGAGTCGGCAATCCACTGCCGCAGCAGTTCCAGCCGCTCGTCGCTCTCGCCTTGCAGCTTCGCGCGCAGGTAGTATTGCCCGCCGAGCTTGACGCACAGATCCAAGGGATAGAACGCCTCCGGGTACTCGTACTTACCCGTGGACAGCATGTGCTCGATCGTCTTCTCCACAAGCTCGCGGCCCGCCGTAATCAGATTGCGCTGGCTCTCGAAGTCCGGCATGTCCGACAACTCCAAGAACGTGTCTCGGTCGATGATCTGCTGGGAGAACATCTCCGACAGCGTCTGCAGCCGCGCACTGGGCGTGCTCGGGAGAGCGCTCACGGGGAAGCAATCGACGACGTAGCTGCCGTCGTCCATGTCGCCGATGGCGGTCTTCCAATCGATGCGCTCGGCGCGGTTGCCGTCCTTGTAGACGACCTCGTACGACGAGTCCGTTTCGGCAAGGCGGCGCATCTCGCGAATGAGTTGCTTCGCGATCTGGATGTGCACGCGCTCGTAGCTGCGGCTGAAGTCGATGAAACGCTTTGACTGCGTGTCGAGGTACGTGCGCAGCGCAATCCCGCTGTCGATGCCCGCGGGCTTCAACGACGACGCCGCCATCTGCGACACGCCGACCTCGGCGAACGCTTGTGCTTTCTGCGTGTTCACCCACTGGTACATCTCGGGCGACACCGAAGACCACGTCACGCACTGCGGGGGCGAGCCGAAGTACCGGAGGATGGATCCGATCTCGTTCGTGATCTGGTCCGGGACCACCTCGCTGTCTCCCTGCACGAGGATGCGTGCATTCGAAAGCAGGTAGTGGCTGGTCTGGATGCCCTCCAGCGCATAGTTGATGTCCAGCTGGATGCCCGTCAGCTGCTCGGCGATACCCTGCCCGTGCCAGCCGTCGGAAGCCTTCCAGCGAAGCGCGATGATGGGGAACGAGTCATCCTCCCACGGCTCGTCCAGCAGCACGACGTCGGTGCCGTGGATCGTGAGCATGTGCCGCCCGTCGTCGGCTCCGGGCCCGCTCGGGAGGCGCCACGCTTCGATGACAAGCACCGCGTCGCTGTCCTGGTCGACGTCGTAGCCAAGCGCCCAGTCCGAAGACGGCGCAGGCGCGTCGATGATGGCCGCGCGCTTGTCGGCGGACGACAGCGTATCGGCAGGGCCACGCTCGCGGGGCGTCTTGGTCCCCTCGTCGCTGTCCTCGTCGTCCTGGTCCGCTGGCGCGTCCTCGTTCTCGTCCAGCGAGTCGTCGAACATCGACGCGAGCGCCCATCGGTCGTAGTACGACACGTGATACATCGTCAGCGGGCGCCGGTAGCGGCCTTCGCTGCGGTCCACGAGCACTTCCCACGGCATGGGGCGCTCCACGCGAGGACGGCCCCACGCGGACAGAACCTTGACGTACCCGATGCCATACGTCAGCGCGTCGCGCGCCACGTCCGACATGGTCTCGTCCACGTCGCAGGCGTCGAACGTGCCGTCAACGAACTGGTTCAGCTTCTTCACGCGGTCGCGAAGTGACCAATCGCCGCCGACGGTGGAGAACATCGCGCGAGGCCGGCCGCTGACCACCTCGGCGTGCACGGTGTCGATGACGTTGGCGACCACGTTCCAAGACAACGGGGCCGCGCGCTGAAGCTGTGCCTGCGGCGAGCGCTGATACCCGAAGGCCGAGTACGGCATGTTTCCGTAGAGCCGATAGGCATGGCGCCACGTCGCACGCAGCGACTCCTGCCGCTCGCGGATCTGATCCACGCGCGACGAGATGTCCCGCGCGGGCTTGTCCGAGCGCCACCAGCGCGACCAGTCGAGCGCGTTCTGTCTCACTTGCGGCGCTCCCACGGGTCGACACGGCCGCTGAGGACGTCACGGCGCCACTGTTCGATGGTCGCCTTGCGCTGCTCGCGCTCGCGGTCCTGGTCGCGGATATCGGGAATGGCGAGCAGCGTCTTCCCGCGATTCAGGTCACGCCGCGCCTGCTCGATCGGGTCAATGGCCTCCATCCGCGCGCTGATGGCAGCGTCCAGCTTGTCGCGGATCCAGCGATCCACTCCGGCCAGCTCGTTGCCTTGGTCCAGACGCTCGCGAGCGCATCGCGACATTGCCAACAGCTCGGCGTCATACTGCTCATGTCCCTCCGCCCGTGCGGCGACAACGCGCGCCATGAAGGCCGCTTCCTCGTCCGCCTGCGCCACCTGGTCCGAGACGTATTCCGCATAGGGCGCCGACGTCTCCGTGACGACGACGGCGGTAGACGGCGGGTCAGCCGACCACGCGGGGTCGAGGACGTCGGGGATGACGGTCACTGCGGCGACCCCTTCGCCACGACGCCGGACGCCGCGTACATGGCCCGTTCGATGTCGGCGACGCGCGCTACCCGAAGGTCATGCAGAGCTGGTGCGTTCGTCGACGCTCGCCACGCTCGCACCTGCTCGGAGACGGGTAGCGTGGTCGCGGGAGGCGGGCTGGCGCTGGCGTCACCCCGTGAGGCACGTGCGTCGTCGGAGAGGGAGACGACGACGCGAATCCCCTGGTACTCGACCTCTGCTAGCCCGCACTCCCGCGCGACACGGGCCAACGCTCGGATGGTCTCCAGGTACTCGGGTCCCTCGGCGCTGGTGTGTCCCACGGTTCACATGTGTATCCACGCGTTCACGTCCTGTCAAGTGTCAGTGTATCCAGCCGTTCACGTCTCTGGCGATGGCAGTGTTTACGAGCACTTAGCCGTGAGGCCACCTGCCATCTGGTGTCACGCCACACCCGTGGCTACGCTGGCCGTATGCGTGCTCTCGGCCTTGTGCTTGCCGTGTCGCTCCTTGCCTGCTCGTCAACCGGGGAGTCAGGAGGCAACAACTTGGGCGGCCTGCACGACTCCGCTGGCGCTGGCGGCGAGGCTGGAGGCGCTGGCGCGTCGGCTGGCTCCGCTGGTCAGGCCGGCGGCACTGGCGGTGCCGGATCGGGCGGAGTCGCTGGCGGTGGCTCAGCGGGAGCCGCTGGCGCCTCGGGCTCGGCGGGCAGTGCGGGCAAGCTCACGCCGCACGGCGAGGTGTGCGACGCATGGGACGCCGCGCCCGTCATTGGCGGACCGTGCGAGCCTGCGTGGGGTGACCCCAAGATGGGCTTGGAGAATGGGTGCCAGCCGAGCGCGTGTGGGTCGCGACCGTACGCCTACCGCTGCGGCGGGACGTGGGCTGCGCCGATGGCCGACTGTGCCCGCCTGCCTGACAAGTTCTCCGCTTTCCCTGGTGGCATGGCCGTCTGCTGCCCGAACGATCGCTGCGTTCCGACGAACGCCGCTGGCGCGTGCATGGCCGGATGGACCCCGTACGCGTGCAGCTACGCGGCCCAGCAGAAGGTCATCGCGGCCACCGACTGCGTTGCGAAGAAGACCTGCATGTGGCAGTCGGGCGGGACGGCGATCAGTCAGATCGGGTGCTTCACCAAGGACCCGTATCAGTAACCAACGCGTGGTTACGCTGTGGTTACCCCCGCATCCAAGCCCCGCGTCCGCCTCTCCCGATGCGCTGCTGATGCAGCTGCTTTCGGATGCGCTCGACGGCGGCAGCGGTGCTCTCCGCCGTGCCCACGCTGGGCTCCGCAGCCTGGATCGTCTTGCCCGAGAAGCCCCAGCAGGCGAGCACCAACGCTGACACCAGGTCGCCGTGGCTGCCGTCCGCGCTCGTCGGCGTGTAGACGCTGATCCCGCCTCCGCTGGTGGGCTTGCCCACGACGGCGCGTAGCTGTCGCAAGAGCCGCGGGTCGTCTGGGATCTTGAGCTTGCCCTCGCGCATGAGGCTCCTGGCGTGCACGTAGCTGTCGGCCTTGCCCGTCGCTCCCTCCGGCGCGTCGGCGAGCCATAGACCGTGTGTCGCTAGGTGCTCGCGGATGGCCTCGCGGTAGTGCTGGTCGCACATGACGCCCTTGACGCCGTGGCGCGCGCAGACGTCGGCCCACGTCGCGACGACCGCCGATGGCTTCAGCGGGACGCCGTGCGCTGGCTTCTGCTCGTGGAGCTCGGCGACGCGCAGCGCGCCGCTGCGTTGGTGCGTGATGGCGAGCGTGGACGAGTTGACGCGGAAGCCGGCATCGCCACCAGCGCGCACGACGTCGCCCGGATCGGGTAGCGCGCCAAGCTCCAGCGTCGGGTCGATCGCCGTGTCGAGGCTCGCCCCGTCGAAGAACTGGCTCGTCCCGCCCTTTGGGAACACCGCGCCGAACTCCCTCGCCGCGTTGTCGGGGTCGCGCGCCTCCTCGCGGGCCACCTGCTCGAGGATGTGCGGGTCACTGCGCATCGTCCGCGTGGCCGCGTGGGCAACGATGGCCGTCTTCGGGTGTGCCCAGTTTTCGCGCCAGAACTCATAGACGATGCCGGACTCCATCCACGGCGTCGAGCCGATGAGGAACTGGCCGCCGCTCATGATGCGCGGCGCGATTGCCTTGTAGATTTCGGCGTCGTTGACGACATAGCTGGAGTCGCGGAAGAAGCACGCCTCATCCAGGTACGCCGCCGGCATCGAACGAGCTCGCACGGCACTACCGCCCTTCGTGGCAGGCAAGCACTCGAACCGAATGCGCTTCCCATCGCGCTCGAGGACCAGCGACTCTGACGCGTCGGCCTTCCCCACGACGAGCCGCGCGAGGTCGCGATGCTGCTGCACGATGCCCTGCACGTAGGACAGCGGCTGCTTCGCGAGCCGCATATCGGGCGCAACGAAGGGCACGGCCGCGACCTCTCCGACGGCCAGTCGCGACAGGTCCACCGTCAACGCGAGGTGCAGGCATCGCAGCGCCCCGAAGAAGTACGACTTGCCCGACCTGCCACCGGCGACAGCGACGGCCACGCTGCGCAGCCGAGCCGGCACGGGCCCAACGTCGCCGAAGATGCGTCGGCCAAGCTCGCCGTGCGCCCGAGGGTCCTCGCCGTCGAACATCACGCCCGCGAGGACGCGCTGGCCTGGCTCCAGCTTCACACCGACGTGGCGGACGAAGTCGCAGTAGCTAATTGGCACGGAGTCACCACGCGTACCCATAGGTGATAACGCCACGCGCACGGTCGACGCTGACGATCTGCACGCGCCCCATCTGGGCCTCATGCATATACCTGTCATGCCTGCCCTTCCAGCGCTTGTCTGACACGCGTTTGGCCCGCTGAAGGTCGCGAGCCGTCGGCCGTCCGCGGGCCGCGCGGAACTCGCCGGGGACCAAACCGACCCACTCGCCCCTTTCAAACACCTTCAGCACGGCGCCCTCCACTCCGACTGGCACAGCTGCATCCCGCCCTCCTGGGGCCGCGCCCATCGGCCGCAGCGCGCGCACTCGTCGGCGTCAGTCGTCGCCATTGCCCTCCGCCTCCACCGTAATCAGCTCCTTGCCGTCCGTCTCCCAGAACGGCCGCGGCGCAGGGAGCTCGGGGGCAACGGTCTGCACCCTCACCGTCCGCCCGCCGATGCCCGCGATGTCCGCGCGTGCCTTCGCGACGCCAACGCGTGCCGATGCCACCTTGACGATCTGATCTGCGTCGTCGGCCATCCGCTTCGCGTCCTCGAGGTCCGCCGACGCGCGGTCCAGGTCGCTCAACACCTTCGTCTCTTGCTCCTTCGCATCCATATTCGCCCTCACGATCCGCGACGCTTCCGAGCTATTTCGCTGCAGCGCGTCCACCGTCATACCCCATAGCCTAGCGTATTCCCGTACCGTGCGCCCGCGTACGAACGTGCCGTCCCGCATCATGGCGACGAAAACGCGGGTGCGTTCGGGCATGGGCGGCGCGGTCACCTGTTGGCATCCACCCACGCCATCGCGCGAGCCAGCACGTCCTGCACGTCCGCGAGCCACCCGATAGACACCGTGCCGCCCTCGCGCACCAGGTGCCAGTTGCCGTCGTCCTCCACAAGTAGGTCGATGGCAGCGCCGCCGGTGTAGCCGTCGTCGCGACGAATCCGCGCGCCAGCGATGCGCCCGCGGAAGGTGATGATGCCGTCGTCGGTGATGGGGCTCACGGCCCCTCCGTCCGCGCGTCGGCCTGCTCGTTCTCCGTCTCGCGCCGAGCGTCCTCCTCGCGCTTCCGCTTCGCCTCGAGCAGCAGTTCCGCCGCGTACGCCTTGCCGATCAACACGTGCCGGATGTCGGGGTTGACGCGTCTCACGGCAGCACCACGGCGCCCAACTCGGCAGCGCGGAACATCACGTCGGACGCCTTGCTGTACACGTCGGCGCGATGCCTCACGCCAACGGCGGCAGCGTCGAGCGATTCCGCGACGCGCTTAGCGAAGGCGCTGGCCGTCTGGTTGTAGTTCCCCGCGTCACGGCACCCGTCCGGAGTTGACGGGATGGCGACGGCGATAGACGCGTCTAGGGCGCCGTGCTTCCTCATCACCTCGCAAAGGTCGGCATCGAACGCCGCCACGCGGACCCGCAGCGCCTCGCGCTCCGCCTCCCACGCTGCGTAGATTGCGTCCATCCTGGCCTTGCGAACCTCTTCCGACTCTGCGTTTTCCGTGTTTTCACTCATGATTCAGCCTCATTACCCACTTGCGACTCCATTGCACCAGCAACGCGCTTGCGCGCACGCGTGACTGACCAAGACCACACCCGCACACCGATCATGGGTGGATCAGAAAATACCATCTTGACAGACCGTTGGCATTGATGCTGCTATCGCGCTTCGGACCGAACGGAGATCCATGCATGGCGCTCCCACGCACACGCCGTCCGGATGGTGGATCGTCCACCGCGACATACCGCACGCCCCGATCCGCTCCGTGAACGCGGGCCAGAGCGCTGACCACTCCGGCGATACCGTGCAGCATGTCGCAAGAACGCGGCGCAGGTCCTGGTCCACGTCGTGCCAGAACTTCCACTCCTGATACCGGGTCCCGCGGGTCACTTCCGAGCCCTCTTCCCCCGCCGCTTGACGCCCTCAGCCGCCAGCAGCGCGTTGACCACCTCCCCGTCCGTGATTGCCTTCCACGCCACCTCGCCCGCCTTCGCGTTCTCCGATGCGTCGTGGTCGGGCTCGTTCCTGTCATCCGCTGGCGCCATTGCGCCGCACGCTGTGTAGGGTTTCGCCATCACTCCTCCAGGCTCGACGGCAGCGACGCACCCGCACGGTCCGCGATGCCTTCCGATTCACGATAAGCACGCTGCGCGGCTGCGCTTCGCAAGAGCTTTCGCAGGGCGCTCGTCTCCGCCTCGTGGATCGCGTTGCGGGTCACGCCGAGGACGCTCGCCACCTGCTCCAGCGTCATCGCGCCGACTTCGGCGAAGGCGAGCGAGCATCCGAGCTCCGCGCCTGCGTGGCCATGGCGCAGATGGTGACGACACGCCTCGTGCTTGCACCCGTTGCGGTCGGGAGGGCACGCGTGCGGATGCATGTCGGGATGTAGCGGCACGACGCGGGCGCGCGATGGGTCGGCGACGGCAACGGCCTTTGCGCGCGTCACGGCGTCCACTCCAATCGCACCTCAACCGCGTACTCTCCCGCCGCCCCGCGCCGCTGGTCGTACGTCCACGCAATCCCGCTCTTGCCGTCGTCTTTCCCGAGGAAGTCCGCGAGTCCGTCAACGACGTGCTTGCAGCTTGCCGGGAGGCCATCGTGCGCATCCAGCCCGTTGCTGGGCGCGATTCGTGTCAGCTTCACCGCGTGCACCCGCTGCGTCGGAATACGAGTCCGCGTGGCGAGCGCCAGCATGTGGGCCATCGTGGCGCCACGCTGCTCCTTGGCGCGCCTTTGCCGCGTGCGCCAGTGCTTGTGGTCGTTCAACTCGTTGACGGTGCGGATCGGGATGTACGTCAGCGCGAACGGGGCGGGTCCCATCGCATTCACGATAGATGCGCCGTTCACGGCACCACCGGAGTCCCATCTGGACGGACGGAGCGGGCGCGGTAGGCGATGGTGTCGCTGGAGATCGAAACGGCAACGCAGGCAGATCGCGAAGTCAGCGTTGCCATGCCAGCGTCGAGGTAGCCATTGGCCAGACCGAATCCGCCGAGCCAGCAGTCGTTGATGGTCCGCACGACCCATCGCTTGTCGTCGCAAGCCAGGTCCCACGCCTCTTGCTCGCCTGGTAGCAATGCTCGCTCGCTCATTCCGCCGCTCCCTTCTTCTCTCCGCTCGCCTCGTCCCACGCTTCCAGCACCGCACGCGCTAGCGACTCGCCTGCCCCGTACCCGAGCACCGTTGACGCCCGTGGTGGCTGCTTCGCAAACAGGCTCGTCTGTCGCTTGTGGATTACGAATATACGCACGGAATACTCGTTGGCATCGTCCGGCCCGGTGACCGACATGCGCCATCGTCGTTGGCGTAGTCGTCTGTCGATGTCCGTCAGGGTGCCGAGCTGTTCGGGGGATGTGGGTGTGGGGCCTCTTGTCATCGTGAAAATCCTTTCCCGTACCGACCGCCGCCGACTTGCTTCGGCGCTGGCGCGTACGCTTCTTCTTCCTCTTCGCGGTCAAGCTGCGCACGCTCCGACGGCGTGAGATCGCGGAACATCGTCCACTCTTTCTCGAATCGCATCAGCGCCCGTCCAAGACGCCCACCGCGCTGCTTCGCGACGATGGCCTCGCCGATGTTCGGGAAGCGCGTCTGGCCCTTCGTGTAGTACTCGTCGCGGTACAGGAAGATCACGAAGTCGGCGTCCTGCTCGAGGTTGCCCGTATCGCGAAGGTCGCCGAGCGTCGGGCGCTTGCTCCCGCCCCGTGTCTCCACGCCGCGGTTGAGCTGCGACAGGAGCACGATGCAGAGGTTCTCTTCCTTCGCCACGCGCTTCAGCGCGCCCGTGATGCGCCCGAGCTCGCGGTCGCGGGACTCGCCCTGCTTGCCGCCGTCGCTGCCCATGATCTGCGCGTGGTCGACGAACACGAGGCGTAGCTCGTTCTGGCCCTGCCACCTCGCAAGCTCCGACTTCACGCGGCGGATACCAGCGCGGACGTGCATCACGGTAGGCTCGGGCGTGTCGTCCACCCAGCACGGCACCCACTTCAACGCGTCCACCGCGGGCGCGATTCGCGACATGTCGTCCAGGTTGATGGTCCCGGCGCGAAGCTTCGTGGAATCGATCTTCGCCTCGCTCGCAAGGATGCGCTCCGCAAACTCGCTGTTCGGCATCTCCGCCGAGAACACCAACGAGGCACACCCAACGTCGCGGTCCATGTGCCGTGCCACGCTGAGCGCTGCGCCACCCATGAACGCGCTCTTGCCCATGCCAGGGCGCGCACCGAGGACGACGAGGTGTCCCGGGTGGACGCCATGCGTGAGCCCGTCCAGCGCCGCGATGCCCCACGGGGTTGGGATGCGCCCAACCTCGCCCGCCTCGATGGCCTGCCCGATCTCGACGGCGCGGGTATGCACGACGTCACCGACGCGGGCAAGACGGTCTTGCTTTCCAGGCCCAGCCTGGCTCGCGATGGCGAACACGGCCGCCTCGGATTCGGCAAGGTACGCGTCGCTGTCGTCGTAGTACCCCTGGGCGGCCACCCGCTGACAGGTGGCGATCATGGCCCGCCGTCGCGCCAGGCGCCTCATGGTGGCCACATGGGCGCCGACGTGGGCCAGCGCAGGGGTCGCGTCCGTGAGGGCCGCCAGGAAGCCCCTGCCGCCAATCTCGTCCAACCGGCCCTTGCCGATCAGCTTGCCAGCCACCGTGACGGCGTCGACGGGCTCGCCAGCCTTGGCCAGGTCCATGGTCGCTTCCCAGCACACGCGGTGCGCCGGCGAGTAGAAATCCTCGGGTCGGACTTCGGCGGTCGCGATCGAAAGCGCGTCGGGATCCAGCCACGCGGCGGAGATCACGGCAGCCTCAAGGCCCAGGTCATGCGGCGGAATGGGCGTCACTGGATATGCCCTCCGGCTGCGAGTTCCGCGTCGTCGGGGTCGCCCCACGGGTCGTCGGGCGCGGCCTGCGCGGCGTGGGCAATGCGGTCGTACCAGGCCGCAAACGCAGGCCAGGGCCAGCGTCGGTTGAAGTCCTGCTTGCCGTTCTTCCGGATGTCCGCGACCCACTCGGAGATCCGCTCGGCGAAGCGCCCAGCAAAGGCTTCCCACGTGTCGCCGCACTCGTCGGCAGCCTGCCAGTGCTCGGCCATTTCGTTGATGGCCTGCGGTCGTGGCTGCTCGATGCCCGAGCAGCCGGCCAGCCGGAGGCTTCGGAGCCAGACCAACTCGACGGCACCGGGTGGGATCTCCGGATCGCCTCCAGCCCCGCCCCCCTTGGGGGGTTGGGGGGGTACTACGGGATCGGGACGGGATCGGGATCGCGTGCGCGTGGATCCAGGCGTCCCCCCACCTGTCCCCTGTTCCGTCCCCTCGTCTGTCCAGGGGACATCCCCCTGCTTGTCCCCCCCCTTGTCCCCGGGGACGTCCCCCGGGACATCCCCTGTCTTGTCCCCCTGTCGCGAACGCTGGCGAGCCTTCTTCGAAGCCTCTTTGGCACGCTTCACGTCCTCCGCCTTGGCCTCCTTGCGGTAGTGATCCCAATCGTGGAAGGCGTAGGCGTCGCCGTCGCGATCCCAGAGACCGACCTCGACAAGACGCTCGGCGGCCGCCCGCCATTTCATCAGACGCATCGAGTAAGCGACGCTCTCGACTTCGTCCGCTGTCATGCGTCCGCCGTCGTCGTGCTTGCTCGCGTAGCTGCCGCACATCACCCAGAGGCCCATCGCCTCAGCGCCAGCGAGACGCGCCTTGCGGTGCGCGTTGAGGTCGTCGTCCACGCGGAACCAGCTCACGGCCCCACCAGCCTTCCAGCCTTCCGCACGGCCTGACGGAGGATCTCTTCGGCCTCGGCGTGTCGCGTGTACCACGGCTTCTCGCCGTCACCCATTGGCCAATGTCCTGGTAGTCCATCGGAAAGCATCGAAACCTCCTGGTGCGCGTCCACGATCAAGACGCGGAGCTCCTGCGCCACGCGGAACGCACGTGCGTCGCGATGCTCATCCAGCAGCGCGCTCCGCGTCGTCCTCCGCTGGACCTCCGCGGCCACGATGTCGTTGACCTCCTCCGCGCATCCGATGGCATCGGCGTAGACCTCTGCGCCGGTGAACCTAACCACGCTGACTCCGTGCTTGGTCATGGCGCGGTCGCGTGAACGGTCGGCCTTTGCCTGCTCCTTCGTGCGCTCGTGGAAGTCGTGCCCGTCCGTCTCGATGTCAGCGATCAGATCCCACGATTCGGACTCGTCGTCGTACAGCGTGATCGCGAAGTCGAGCCGATACGATAGCCCGCTGAGGATGTACGACGCGTTCACGCTAGCGCGGACGAACGCCTCGCCAACCTTGCGTTGCATCCCGCCGCCGACGCGGATCCAACCTGTGTCCAGCAGCGCATCGCGTAGCTGTGCCTCGATGGGAGAACGACACGCGCCGTCGGCACGCGACGGCCTGGCCACGCGTATCTCCGGCAGCGTCGTGGCCTCCGACGGGTAGCGCCGCGGGGTCAAGCTACCCTCCGCGCGCTCTTCGCCTGCCCGACATTCGCCGCGACGACCGCACGGGCCATCGGCGGGCTCACGCTATTTCCAATGCGGCAGACCTGGTCTGTCTTCGACCCGGTGAGCACGTAGTCATCAGGGAAGCCCTGCGCGCGCGCGAGCTCGCGGGGCTGCAGCATCCTCAAGCCCACGTCCACGATCGCGTACGTCTCGCCGTTCACGTCGACCGTGACGGCGTCGCAGGGCTCGACGACGTGGAAGCGGGCGAGGAACGCCGCGACGAGGCCGAACCGGTCCTTGGTCGTCACCGTCGGCATCGGCGCATCCAGCGACGAGCCGCAGCCCGTGCCGTTGTACCGCGTCAGGTGACACGCGACGAGCGAGTGATGGTCCACCGTCGTCACGGTGCCGAGCGGGCGCGTCATCTCGTGCCCGACGACGCCGCCGTAGTGCTTTGCCAGAAAGGCAGCGACGACCGCGTGCTTGCTGCCGCCGGCCACGATGGTGCCGAGCGGCCGTTGCAGGTCCAGCGCGCGCGGTGCCTGTCCCTTGCGCTCGCCGTAGCCGGTCTGGATCAGCGTCGGCGCGACCTTGCCCGACGGCGTCTCGACGACATACGGCGTACCCGACAGCACGTACCGCCGGATACCCTCGGCGATTCGCCGCAGCGTCGCTTCCGCCAGCGGGCGCTCGCGGTCGAAGATGCTCGGACACGGCAGCGACCAGTCGATGCACGATGCGGCCGTGAGGTACGGCAGCGCGCGTCCCGGCCCATGCGTCGGCTCCGGCCACACGATCGGCTTGCCATCGCGCCGCGCCACCATGACGAGCCGCTTGCGAAACGTCGGCGCGCCGTAGTCGGCCGCGTTCAGCGTGCGCCACTCGACGTCGTATCCGAGCCGCTGGAAGCGACGGACGAACGCGCGGAAGGTCGCGCCTCGGCGCTCCTCGACGATGCTCCCGTCCTCGCGCACCGGCCCCCAGGTCTGGAACTCGGGCACGTTCTCGAGGAAGAGCACCTTGGGCCTGCGGTGCTTCGCGACCCTGGCCATCACCCATGGCAGGGAGCGCAGCTGTTTGGATACAGGCTTGCCGCCGCGCGCCCGGCTGAAATGGGTACACGTCGGCGAGAACCAGCCGAACCAGACGTCGCCGGCGGGCAGGTCGCGGCGCGGGTCTACATCCCAGACGTTCTCCTTCAGGTGGAGCGTGTCGGGATGATTCTCCGCGTGCATCGCGATGGCCGCAGGGTCGTGGTTGATCGCGACGCATGGCCCGCGTCCGACGGCTTGATGGATGCCAGCGCTCGCTCCACCGCCGCCCGCGAAGAAGTCGAAGATCAGCGGATCGAGTTTGAACTTCGTTTGATGCATTCGCGTCATCGCGCCATCTCCCGCAGCCGCGCGCAGAACGCCTCGACGTCCTCGCGTCGCACCGTCTGCGCTGACAGGTAGATGCCGTTGCCCATGTCGACCATCGTAAGAACGGGCTCGCATTCGGTGACGTCGCCTGGTCGGTGGGCCTTCGTGCATCCAAGGCACATCGCGTGTCGGGATACCGCCGTGACGAGCAGGCACCCGCAGCAC